CTTTTATTGGGCTTCTTAATCTTTCTTGTACTTCCCAATCTACAGACTGAGGGTGTATTTTTGGTACAACCATATTCCCAGTCCAATTTGGAACCCACCGATCCATGGGAGTTGGAACTCGCATTGTTGGATTTTCAGTTAAAAAGGTTCTCGGGTCGCCTTCATCATAAACACAGGAAAAACGGGGATCTCGACATGTGATTTTCCGGGGGTCAAATAACTTGGCCCAACATACTCCGGAATAATCAGAATAATACTTACAAATTTTAATAGTTCCCTCCATGTCCCTGTGACATTGTATTGGCAATATCAATTTTGACCCTGTGTATAATTGTTGAATACGGGCATCACACAAAATGCCCTTCTTTGCCATAATCCACCTAACATCCTCACATAAAAGTCGATCATACTTTCCGATCAACCAAGCGATAAACTCCCGCATAAGTGCTCTGAACTCTTGATCAGTCCAGCCACATTGTAAAATAGCCCCACATCTCTCCAGTGTTGTTTCTGGAGTCAAATTTTGGCGGGGTGCAAACAATAAAGTGGTTAAAAGTTTGTCACGTGAATATAGGGGAACCCATGTACCATATTGCTTAACAAAAGTGGCGGATAAAAAATCCAATTCATGGGCTGGTCGAGCATGCTCAACATCTGTGGTTCCGGTAATTCCAATTAGCTTCCATTTTTCGATAATATTTTTTGCATTAAAGAAACTATTGGCCTTGTCTGACACAGTAAAAGTGTTATCATCTCCATTCAAAGCTTTTGCAGTATGCGTTTCAAAGCACTCATAGGAATTCATATCTTCCGGTGCACTCGCAATCCAAGCATAAGACAACAACACATACAAAATCAATGTGTTGTCTGAAATAGTATTTACTGAACCGGAAGGATTCCCAGTCTTTTTCATAACAAGTATTCCCTCAGGGGTACAAATAACGGCGTTTACCAAATTACGGTAATATGTTCTAATTCTGAGAAGGTTGCTCTCCGTTCTATCGGATTCACGCAACATTCTCCACCGAAACAATGCACACCCCCACATTAACGAGGAAAAGAGGGAGGAGTCATATTGTGACTCATCCAATGCATAACCATTTTTAAAAATGGCCAGTTTTTCATACAGTCTATGCCAATTTCCTCCATAGGGAGACATTCCGACTGCTGATGAGGTGGTCAAATGAGCTGCATAAAATTTCTCATTCATATCTTGAAATAATCTCCCACCATGCACTGTTGCATCAACTGGGCCTGCGGTAAAAGTCCGAAGACTATTTATTACAATTTTAGATTTTGGCCGCAGTTCCTCTTTAAGTGAATTTGTGAAGACACAAGTCCATTCTGGGTCACTTCCCAAAACTTCCCAATCCTCCTCCAACCATTCTTTTATCGACTCATCGGCTTCAAACAACTCTTTCTTCGTTGGAAACTCATGATTGAATGGAACACCAGTGGAGGTGGACATATCAAGGGTGGGAATAACTTCCTCCAAACTCTTGACTCTTGCATCTTGCATATATGAACCAAAATGGTTTTCCAACCAATCCCAACTCTTATTTAACCGAGCAACATCAACTACATCCATATTGGGATGACTCTTTGCATATTTTGACAAAGAGATGTAGGCTGCTTCTTCATTAGGTTGTGGGAGATTCCATGCCCAAGAGACATCAATTTTCTTCTCATCAAGAAAACAACGCACCTGTGGGTCAATCATCCTTTTATTCACATATCTTGGAAATCTATCTACGGTCCCGATCAGTTCAAAACTTCTTTCATCGAGATACTGCTAATGCATTTCAGAGAGTTGTCCACTCATGCGAAAGATGGGCCGCAAACCATGCTCAGTCTGCTTCATAGAAT